TTACTGTTTACATTGATGTTACTATAATCTTTTCGTAGTACAAGATTCTTTTCTGAACTGAATCTTCTGAAAAGTTCATTATCATAAACGGTTAAATTCTTCTGTAAACAAATTTCTTGCATTCTGGTTTGTTTTTCATTTTTATTGCATTGTTTGCAATATATATTTTTACTCCTTACAAGTGTTCTAAATTGTTTTATAAATGTTCCATCGCATGTTTCTGTAGAACACTTTCCTTCAATATCTGTGTTAGAATTTACTATAATTTTAGTGTAATCTTTTGTTAAGATAACCCTATTTTCTTTGCAAAATTGTGCAAGTACTGCGTTTGTGTAGGACATCCTTTTTTACTTTTAAAAGGATTTGAATGCTTTTTTATATGTAACTATTATATTCAATTTTTTATGAGATTCACTGAGAATCATATAAAATCCTGGCGCAGAAATACGGAAGACCCCCTCCTATAGTATTTTTGATAGGAATTTTAAACTATTTTATTGGCTGCATTTACATAGCCATTTTAAGGCCACCTCCTAAATTGGCACCCGCTATAAATCCGAGGCCAGTTCTGCTGCTCTGTCCTGCAGCAGGGATGAAGACGTCAAGGATGCTGAATACAGCGGCAGCTGTAAGAGCAATGATGACAATCTCCTCAACATTGAGGGGTTTCTTGGGAATCAATAAGGCTACAACCGCGACGGCTAAACCTTCAATTAAGTACTTGATAGCACGTTTAACAAGCTCGTTGAAATCAAACATACCACTCATTCTGGTTATATAATATAATCAAACAAAATAATTTTTAGTATTAATTATTCCTAAAATAAATAATATTATATCTTGGCAAAACACTTAAACACTATTTCAATAAAAATCCTATATATTGCTAAAGATGTCGGCATTTGAAAAGAAGACTTTACCAGATGGTCAAAAAAATCCTAAATATGTTGATTTGTGCGATGAAGACCAACCTATTGCTGGACAAAAGTTCTGTTGTATGTCGTTCGTATCTCCTGAGAAGATTCTTAAAAAGCGCGAGGTGTTGTTGTTCAACTCTTTCGTTAAAAACTGGGATTTTGCTAAATCTATGGAGAGATACCAAGATTTTATTCAATTTCTCTCTTTTAAATACAATTTAAAAGTAGACGATGTTATTACTGATTTTAACGACTTTATTAAAGAGGAGGGTGATAAAATCAAGAGTGTTGGTGTAGAGGACGACTACAAGAACTTTGTAGATAAGCATGAGGAGAAGTTCAATGAGCAGTTTAATCGTGAGCATGCTTTCCAGACAAACGTACGTGGCCTAAAGGTGCGTGGAGTTTTCTCAACACAAGAAGAGGCAGAAAATAAGTGCAAGTCATTGCGTAAGCACGACCCAAATCACGATATCTTTGTTGGTCCTGTTGGTATTTGGATTCCTTGGGACCCTGATGCGTACAAGACTGGTAAGGTAGAGTTCTTGGAGGAGGAGTTGAACCAACTCCACAACGAGAAGATTAAGAATGAGACTCTTGCCAAGGAGGAATTTGATAAGCGTGTTATGGAGACTAAGCGTAAGGCAATTGAGGAAAATATTAAGCTTGCTAAGAAGAGCGGAAATGTATTGACGCAAACCATTGATGACGATGGTAATTTGATTGGTGTGAAAGAAACCGTCAACTTTGATGAGCGTGAAGTTGCTGATGTTGAATCTACCAAACTTCACAATGAGTTACTTGCTAAGAAGGCAAGAGAAGCTCTTGGAGAAAACAATGTCTAATGTTATAATGGTCTCTAAATAATATTAAAAAAGATATAAACCCTTTATCGTTTATATCTTTAGGTTACTATGCACACCTTTTCTCAGATAGCTCATAAAGCTAATAGTGAGACGGATGAACTATATAATTTCCCCACACATATCAAATCCAAAAATATGAAAAATGACTTTCATGGGGTCGCGCATAATTATGAATGTAAACCAAGTCTAAATATACCTGTTGATTGTGACATGACAAATAGGTTAATGAAAATCTTATTGTTCATGTTTGCAGTAGGTACTATTGATTATTCTATACAATCAAAGTTTTCATATTTTAAGAAAACTATTGATAATATCTTTATGACTGCTAACCAGAGAAATGAATTTATTAGTAGATTTTGCAAAATACAACGCCATTATTGGGCATTGAGTAGAGCAGTTTATAGATATAAATGGAGAAAGGCAAAACTCCTTATTCAAAACGATTTGATTTTAACTCCTATTGGTGAATCACAACATAATGTGGTTACTATTTTGCAAAACAATAACAAGTATTTATTTACTGTACTAGATTTAAAAAATATCATAGAAGGAGCATTAACAAATTCACCATATATGTTTTCTACTCCATTGCCTCCTAAGAATCCCTACAATAATTTGCCATTTGATAAATCAACATTGTATCATATTTACTTTTTTATGAAACGAGGCAATTTTATATTGTCTAATTTGTTTCATAATTATTTTTTATGCAACTTTAATCTAACAAAGTTTAAACGTGATAATGAAGTTATTATTCGTAAAAAATACCTAGAGCATTACCTTATGAGCACACATATAAATGATTTGTATATAGAGGCAATAAGTATGTTAGGAGATAATAAATACACAAACCGTTTAGATATTCATAGTAGTTTTCCTATATCTAGACTCGTTGAAATAATGAGACCCTATTTGGCTTTACATTTTGCTAAATTGTATAGTCTTGATAATGCAGAGAAAGAAAATGCGGATTGTGAATTAAACATGCTACTGCGTAGATTTTATATGTTTAATCCTCGTTTTGGTAGAAGGTGTTATAGGAAACCTGATAATAAAAAAAGGGAAGCATTTTTAATAGACGAACATATAAAATTTGAGAGGATTAAATGCGGTAATAATTACCAAGATTCTCATGTAGAGTTTATTGAAAGGGATAATGTTGATATTCCTTTGGTTAGAGTAGTTGGGCGACTTAGAGCCTATGTTGGAAATGACTTTGTTAATAACATAGACCCTTCAGAAGGTTCAACTGGTTATACAGGTTATACTGGTCCTCAAGGTGCAACAGGTTCAACTGGTTCAACAGGAGAAACTGGTTCAACTGGTTACACAGGGTACACCGGTCCTCAAGGTATAGCTGGTTTTTCAAGCAATACAGGTGCTACTGGTTATACTGGTCCTCAAGGTGTTGCTGGTTTTTCAAGTAATACAGGTGCTACTGGTTCAACTGGTTACACAGGGTACACCGGTCCTCAGGGTGTAGCTGGAACTTCAACCGAAGACTCTGAATCTAGTGATGATAGTATAGGAACTCTACCAGGTCCTGTAGATGCTTCAAACCTTAATTTTGTTGAGACTACTGGCGCTGAAATATTACCAACAGTAGATGCAGAACAAACAACTCCTCAACAAAATAGTGAAGATGAAGGAGAAGAAAGTGAAGATGAAGATGAATATGAAGATGAAGATGAAGAAGATGGAGAAGAAGAAAACGAACATCAAGAAGAACATGATTATGAATCTGATGATAGTGATGAGACAGAATAGAAAAGAAAAACAAAAAATAAAATACCTGACGAAATAAAAAAAAAGTTTTGAGAATGAACAACATGTTCATCCTCAAAAACAAGGGAGGGTTCAAAAGGGAACCGACCCGCGCAGTTTTTAGGTTCCAATTACCACTTGGTCTTTTTTACATTGATTTGCTGTCCCTTCGTCTTCTTAGATTTACTAGGGTCATATGCCTCATCTTCATCATCCGACCCCATATTCTTAGAAATCTCCCAGAATTCCTTAGACCCTAACTTAAAATCAGGATGGTCCTGGGCTTTATACCAAAAAATCTGGTCATTTAATTTATTGGTCTTAGAATTATTGTTAATTACTAGACATTCATAATTTTCGGTGGTTTGGTCCATAACTGCACAGAAAGATTCTAATGTAGGAAACATACTAGCATAGTTTTCCCAAATACGCTTTCTATTGGCAAAATAAGGCTCTCTTAAAATAAACACATAATCAATATTGGTACGAAGATTGGGTGGGATACCGAGTGGATATTGCATAGTAATTATCAACATAATCTTCCAATGTCTACCGTTCATGAAAAGGAGACGCATAAGTTTATCACGAGTCCAAGACTGGTCATATAAACAATCGTCTAAAATAACAAATGCTCTTGGGTCAATAGTTGACTTTTTATATATTTCTATCTCTTTGTTTACCTGTTTTAATACCATCTTTTGACGGCGTAATACATTCTCAATTAATATACTATTATATTCCTCATGAATAAATAATTTAGGAACGTGAGCAGAGTAAAATCCATTACCAGCCTCAGTTCCCGAAATAACAGTGCCGATAGGAACATCCTGATGATAAAACAATAAATCTCTTACTAAATAAGACTTACCTGTGTCACGGCGTCCGATTAATACAACAACAGGTCCCTTGTTTTCGTCAGGTTTAAATGTAATATTTCGCATATCAAATTTTTTTAATTCCAATGTCATTCTGAATCAATATATGAATACACGTATATAAAAAATAGTATCTCTAAACCAATATTTAAAATAGACAATGGTTATAATAAGTTTAGAAAGCAAATTTTAAAATATATAAACCACTTATACAAAAATGAGTAATTTAGATAGCACTAAATTCACGATTCATTATGTAAAACAAAAAGCAATTGATTTGGGTTCTTTAGAGAAAGATTATCAACATAACCCTGAAGATTTAGAGTATAATTATAATCCTTTTCAAATCAATCACTTTCAAAACTATAACCCTGTATATTCTCTTTTCTTTGATTTAACTGAGAAGAGTTATAATAAAATCGCATTGAACCATGATTACCATTTTGTCAACATGAATAAGGTTATTCATTGCGAAACACAAGAAACATTACAAAAACCAGTATTTATTAAATATTCACCTCTTGTTGACCCTATAAGATACATGACTGGAAAATACAAAGATGATATGGATAAAATGAATATTTTACCCAACCCTTTTTCGTCGGCCACACCTCTTGAGAAAATTTCATATTACAACAACACATCTTACACTGATAATTTCTTTAGTTTTTTAGCATCCAAATTAATCCATAAACATGATTTTGTACACGGTGTAGATTATTATGGCTCGTTTTTAGGTGTCCAAGAAAAATTTAAAGCAAATATATCCGATGATTTAGAATATTTGAATTCATCCGATTATTTCACAGAGAATATGAATAAACTATTTACAGTATCTGTTGATACACCCAATGAGTTTGCTAATTTTGGCTCTCGCAGCAATAAAAAGAAATTACAAATAGATGATGCATCCGACGAAATTAGTGTAGAAGACCTAGACGTTATTACTTCTACTGAATCTGGTGAACAAACAGAATCCAATGAATTGGTTTATGAGAAAGAAAATAACTCTACGTCTAGTAGTTCATCAGATAGTTCAAACAATAGCGAAGCCAATTATAGTGTTGATGATGATTCAGATAAAGATGGTTCCGATGAAAATAGTAATAGTAATAGTGATAGTGATTGGGGAAGTGATTCTGATGGTTCAGATAATTATGATGACGATGATGAAGAACAGTCAGAATATGCGTTTATAAATAATTTTCCTGTTCAATTGATTTGCTTGGAGAAATGCGATGGCACCATGGATGAATTATTTGTTAAAGATAAATTAAATCAGGATATGGGTGCTGCAGCATTAATGCAAGTAATAATGACGTTAATTGCATACCAGAAAGCATTTAATTTTACACATAACGATCTTCATACAAACAACATTATGTATGTGAATACTGATAAAAAATATTTGTATTACCGATACGATAAAAAAACATATCGCGTGCCCACTTATGGTAGAATATTTAAAATAATAGATTTCGGCCGTAGCGCATATAAATTCAAAGGGCAATTATTTTTTAGTGATAGTTTTGCGCCGGGTGGAGATGGTGCAACACAATATAATTGTGAGCCTTTCATTAATGAGAAAAAACCCCGTATTGACCCTAATTATAGTTTTGATTTATCTAGATTAGGATGTTCTATTTATGATTTTATTATTGATGACGATAAACATCCTGAGAGATTTGATGAATTACAAAAGACAATTCATAGATGGTGTTTAGACGATAACGATAAGAATATTTTATATAAACGTAACGGTGAAGAGCGTTATCCTAATTTTAAATTGTATAAGATGATTGCACGAACTGTTCATAAGCATACTCCACAAGAGCAGTTGGTATTTCCCTTTTTTAGTCAGTTTTTGTCTAAGAAGCTAGGTGAGGAAGTTATGGATATAGATGCTTTGCCAATATATGTCTAATAAATTAGCAGGGAACCAAGGTTCCTCAATTGTGCTACGCACAATAAGGTTGAAACCACGTAGTTGTTTCTGACCCCTGCGACCCCTCCTTACGTTCCAAAACTTCGGGAGTTACAGGTTCCTTACAAATTTCATCATATTTTTCATAGAATAAATTTATTATACACCAATAAATTTATTATTATATTTGATACTATGGACGACATAATTATTCAAGAACCGATAGAAACCCTGGATGATGGCCGTGGACCCTGGTATTGTTACATCCTTCGTAACCGTAATCCTAAATACTCACATTTATCCTATAATGGCTCAACCAATAATCCAAAACGCCGTCTAAGACAACATAACGAAGAAATTTGTGGTGGCGCAAGATATACTCATGGACGTGGCGGTGGATGGGAAATATATGCTTTATTAACCGGATTCCCCGACCATAAAAATGCTCTTTCTTGTGAATGGCGCATTAAACATACGAACGGAAGACCAGGAAAAAGACCAGATAAACATTGTGGTGTTATTGGCCGAATCATTGGTCTCAATGATATATTGAAATTAGACCGCTGGACAAAACAATGCACAATAGAAAATAAAAATATACAGATGACTCTTTATTTAGCAGAAGATGTGATGAAATATATAAACGCATCAGAACTTCCTGAGAATATTACGGTTTTGTCAGGGATACCTGATTTTTAAGCGGAGCAGTGGCCCCCTATTTGGAACTAGGTGAAGCAGAAGGTAATCCTTGTGCTCTTCGTTCGTATCTTCTTTTGGACTTTCTGTATTCCTTACCTCTTACTACGTTTTCAACATCATTTGGTTCTAGTTCAAGGTCTCTTACTCTTTCTCTTAAAGCAGGAAACACTTGTTGACGCATTCTTCTTCTTGCAGATTCATTAACATCCATAAGTCTCCATATTATAGTGGGTCCTGGTTCATACCAATCTCTGGCCGCGTGATTAGGAGCTAAGTTAGTTTCTTTTCGCCAATTTCTGCGTTTATTGCATTGCGCAGTCCAATAGTCAGCTGCTTGAATTCTAAGCTCTGCTAAATCTCTAGCGTTAGGGTTTTCACGATGGTTGTTGGCATATGTTATAGCTTGCTTTGCAGCAGTAATTGCCTTGGGCATTACACTAGATAAAGTACTTGAAGTACAATTAGTTGTCCATCCAGGATTAAGGGGTGTTGACATTATTGATTGAAGTTTTTGAGATTCCCTCCTAACAGAAGCCGCAGTTGGAGTTCCTGCTCCACCCATTATCTTGGAAGTTTTGTTTTTACGTGATTTGTTGTTTGGTTTTCTTGACTTAGACATAAACCTTATATATTAGGATGAGATTTTTGTTCTAAATCTAAAAAGTATTCAAGTTTATGACTTACTTAACTAAATTATTTATATTGTGTTAAGAATATGTCAAGACAATATATAATATATAAAATGACAACCCACCTTTCTAACGTTTTCTCTACCGAAGAACTTGCTTATTTAACTCAAAGCCAAACTGTTATGGATGCCAAATCCAAATTAAACAATTCTAATGTTGTATATTTTACTATCCCTGTAACAGAAACTATTCGTAATTCTATATTTAGTCAATTCGGTTTAGACCTTTCTAATGTATCTGAAATTCCTATGCGTTGGATTAAAGGGGATACTTTACCACACATAGATGTTGGAACCAATAAATTTGAAAGCACCTATTTAGCATATTTGAATGATAGCGATGGCGAGTTTATCATTGACGAAGCATCTTACCCTATAACTGCAAACACAGGATTTGTTTTTAATGAAGGAGTTAGACATATGACCCAAAATACTGGATTAGAGCCACGTTTACTATTGGGTCCTATGAATGAATTCGCTTTACCAGTAGGTAATGTTCCTTTAGTATATTACAATAATTACAATGATGCGATTAATCAAGTTAATAGTATTGGTGCTGCAAGTACTTTCACTATAG